ATTGTAGCGGAACAGATCAGCGGGAATAGAACCCGTGAGGCCAGTGCAACCAAGGAACGTAGCGTAGAACCCATACGTCGAAACCAGTGTGTTATACCGGAACAGGTCCGTTGGAATAGAACCCGTCAGGCCGGTGTTCTCGAACGTACTCCGAAAATTGGACAACCCAGGAATGAACGGAATCACACCCGTCCTAATGAGCCGCGCCCGATCCGCCGCATTGCTACCCAGCCGAATGTTTCCATCACTGCGAAACCGCCCACCGATCCTGACGGTGTGGGTCTTGACCAGTTGATAGGTATGAGTCTTCTGGCCCGTGGTGGTGAACGTCTCAACGACTCCATCCCCCCAATCCACTCGGATTTCAGGGTCCGTTCCCGCGTTGATGTCTACCGTATAGGTCTGGCCGGGCGCGGTAATTCGGACAGCCAGGTTCCAGGTGGCCGGACTTTGCGGGCGGGTTACGGCCACTCCCGCGTCAAGATCAGCAGCACGGGAGCGGGGGGCATAGCTGGCAGGGTACATGCGGCAAACTCAGGTGTAGGGAATAGCGCGACCCGTGACGTACAAGTACTTGCCGCTAGCCAGGGCACTGTCCAGACTGGCTTGCAGCTTGCAAGCGGGTGGTACCCAGATACACAACACCCCATCCGAACCCGCCACGCCCAGCGTGGCCAGGACATTAACCCGTGGGTCTGTTGTGCCGTTAGTGCCCGACAAATCCGGCACATTGACCGAGCCAATCAGTTGACTGACGCTGCCATCGTGCAGATAGAACTTAGCGATACGATCCGCAGAATTGTCGGTAGCGATACTCAGTGATTCGATCTTGACGGCGACACTGCCACCAGAATTGTCATAAACATCCACGATGTTCGTAGAGTCGGAATCAGCAATGCGCTTAGCTACATTCGCTCGTAGCGTAGAAGCAGGATAAGTGGGATTCGAGGCCATTACAATTCGGCTCCAAAGTTAAGGGCGACGAGGTATTTCGCGTAGTTATCGGGGGCTAATGCAGCGATGGCTTCCGCGACTCGTAGAGGAGACAACGAGCGAACCGCTGATTCCGTGCCGGCCTGCATTTCCGCTTGTGAAGCGGGGGCGGCGTGCGCCGTGGCACTGGCGGCATGATCGTAGGCCCAGTTGCTGCTGATCGGGGCGGTGGTGGAGCCATTGACCGGCGTGTCGTCGGTGGGGTTAAGCAAATCAGCCGGGATTTTGCGCCCGCGCCAGAATTCTTTACTCATAGAACCGTCTCCTGCTGCATTTCATCCACCCCGGCCAGAATCCCGGCCAGTTCGTCCTCCGGCAGCGTCGCCAGATCCAGTTGAATCAGTTGCCGCAATTTGGCCTGCTGATACGTGGCTGGAGCACCAATCGCCGCCATGTTTTGCGCGACTTCCAGTTCGGTCTTGAGGTCGGCGATGCTGTAATCCTTGCCCCACGACACGACCGCCTGGGCCTCAATCCCCAGCCAGCGCCCGGCCAGGTCCCACATGCGCCGCTCGAAATCTTCCATGCGCCGGGCGAAGCTGACCAGACTGGAATTGAGCGCCTGGAACCGCAGTTGCAACGCCACGCCGGATTCCTGGCTGTTGCTGTTGGGGATGTCCACCATCAGCGCCGCTTGTCGGATCAACGCCTCGACTTGCGCGATCACGTCCAGATAGACGCGAGCGGGGCCTTCGGGCGGCGCGATGAACTCCGCGCCTTCCGGGAAGGTTTGCAGCAGGTTATGCGTGCCGATGGTTTGGGCGACCGCGCCCAGGTCCAGCGGGTAGCGGTCGGCGGGCACCTTGTAGGTGAGCAAGCTGAACGTCTGCGCCCGTAGAATCTCGTCCAACTCTGAGCGCAAGTTGTACAGCCGCTTGCTGAGGTCGGCGATGGTGGCGAATTCGCCCCGGCTGGGGAACGCCCCGGACTCCGCGAACGCCAACACCGGGCAGACGCCCAGATCATGCGTCCCTTGCGCCAGCACCTCGTCGCCTTCCAGGACACGCCAGCCGGTTTCATCGTAGACCCGGCTCACGGCCTTGTCCTCGTCGCCGATGCGCAGCGTGTCAGAAAACGTCACGCTGGCCAGCGCCCCTTGCGCGTTCACGGCATAGGCCGTCATCAGTTCCGGCGCAATCGGGCTGAGGATCGGCCAGGTACGATCCGTCTCCAGCCCATCGGGCGGCATGTCCACCAGCAACAACATCGCTCCTCGAGCCTTGGCGTCCACCATGAACTGCGACCAGAACACGTCCAGGCTGTCGTTTTGCCAGTTGCAGGCGTCCAGCAGCGCGGTTAAGGCCGGCTGCGTGACTTCACGAAACGGCGGGCGCTTGGTGAGGTAGCCGACGAAGCGTTGACAGGCAGGCCGCAGCGCATTGGCGTACCAGGCGATGGCCTGCCGGCGCTCGAACTTGTCGTCGGATTCGCGCGGGTATTGCACCAGATAGCTGCCGTCGCTGAATCCGCCGCTGCTGTTCAGAGCATCGGCGATTACTTGGAACGGCGTGGGGTCGAAGGTAGTCATAGCCTTGAATATAACCAAAAATTATGTTAATGAGAATAGCATATTTCTATATAGAATAAGGGCACAAAGCCGCATGAATCTGGAATCCCTGAAAGAGCCGCTCGGCGAGCGATTCGCCGAAGTGGAGCAGTACATCAATGAACTGATCAATCAGCGAAATGCCGTGCGTACTGAAGAGGCTGATCGACGTCGAGCGTCGAAGGCCAAAATTGAACAGGCCGAAGCGTTGATCGCTCGGATGATGGAGAAGCTGGGGATTGAGTCCTCAGAAGAACTGGACGCCCTGCCGCCAGCCAAAGGCCAGGCCGAGGCGCTGAAACAGTTGGAAACCCGGCTTAAGGCGCTGGATGCTGCCGCCAAAGCCAAAGATCAAGCCCTGGCTGAATTAGCGACCAAACACCGGCAAACCGTACTGGCGGCGGAACTGAAACAGGCGTTGAGCGCCTACGAATTCATCGACCGCGACCTGGTGGAATCCTACATCCGGCAACAAGTGACGTGGGATGAGGAGCAGGGCCAGGTTCGGTATCAGGACGATAAGGGCAATCTGCTTCCGCTGGCGGAGGGCGTGACGCTCTTTGCGACCGGAAAGCCCCATCTGGTGAAACACCCCGGGGCGCGAGGCTCCGGCTACAACCCCAACGGTCGAGCCGGCGAGGTTGCCAATCCCTGGGCGAAAGACTCGTTCAATCTGACCGAGCAACTGCGCCTGGTTGATGAGAAACCGGCCCTCGCTGCGCAACTGAAAGCGGCAGCGGGCCTTGCTTAACGGAGCCTAGCCATGGCTGTTACTCAGATTACCAACCTGGTCGTCAAGCCGGAATTTGCCGCCCGCGTCCAGGCCCTCAGCACCACGAAATCGGCGCTGTTCCAGTCCGGGATTGTCGCCACCGACCCCGCGATTGCCGCGCTCGCCAAGAGCGAAGGCAAGACCTTTACCCTGCCCTACTGGAACGACATCAGCGGGGATTCGGTGGTCGCGGATGATGACCCGTCGCACTCGATCACCCCCGAAAACATCGCCCAAAGCTATGAAACGGCGATCAAGCTGTTCCGTACGGCAGCCTGGTCGGCGATGGACATCACCGCGAGCATGGGGGGCGGCGACGATCCGATGGAGCGTATCGCCAACCTGATCGCCGGCTGGTGGACCCGCGACATGCAGACCATCCTGATCAACACCCTGACCGGGATTTTTGCGACCGCGCTGTCCAGCACGCACGTCCATGACGTGACCGGAGGCAGTACCGCACTGAGCGCGGACGTGATTCTGGACGCCAAGCAGAAGCTGGGCGATGCGGCGGATAGCCTGTCGGCCATCGTCATGCACTCGGCCAAATACACCGCCCTGCAAAAGGCGCTGCTGATTGACTACATCGGCGCGGAAGGCGACATCCGGTTCCCGACGTTCCTGGGCTACCGGGTCATCGTGGATGATTCCTGCCCGCTCGCCAATAACAACTACACCACCTATCTGTTCGGGCCGGGCAGTGTGGCCTATGGTGAAGGCGCTCCCAAGATTCCCACCGAGTACCTGCGCTCGCCGCTGGCGGGCTATGGTTCGGGTCAGGAAACCCTGATCAGCCGCCGCGAGTTCATCTTCCACCCGCGCGGCGTTCGGTTCACCAGCTCCACGTTGACCGGCATGACGCCGACCAATGCCGAACTGGCGACCGCGAACAACTGGGCCAAGATGTGGGATACCAAGCGGATCAAGATCGTCAAGATTTTGAGCAAGTAAGGAGATCGCCATGCGCATCCGAATTGGAGACGTGGCGAACCCGGCCAGCATTGATCATGCCGACCTGGGCGCGCTGGAAAGCGACGACCACTTGCAGTATCACACCGACGCCCGCGCCGAAACGTGGCTGGAAACCCTGCTGGGGGCCGCCCCGGCCACCTGGGGCGCCACCCTGTTCGCGCCGCTCTATGCCGCGCCGCTGAAAACGGCCACGGTCACCGTGTCCAGTGCGGAACTGCTGGCGTTGAACGCCTCGCCCAAGACCTTAATCGCCGCCCCGGCGGCAGGCAAAGCGTTGATCCTGGTCGCGGCGGAATTGTGGCTGGACTTCGCGACTACCAAATACGCCGGCATCGCGGCGGGCGAAGACCTGACCATCCGGTACACCGATGGATCGGGCGCGCTGCTGGCGACCATCGAAACCGATCCGTTTCTGGCCGCCGAGGCCGATGCCTTTCGGTACGTGGAGCCGACCACGACGGCGGCGATCACCCCGGTCGCCGAAGCGCCGCTGGTGCTGCACTTGAGTACCGGAGAAATCGCCACCGGCGACAGCCCGTTGAAGGTACGCATCACCTACCGCGAACTCACGCTGACCTGGTAGCCCGCATGAATCCGGCGATCTACCAGCACTGGAAGCGCCAGCAAACCGAGCGGCTGCGGCGGGAACGGCTGATCGCCGCCCGCCGGGCCGCCATCGCGGCGCCGCCCCTCGTTCTCGAATCTGAACCCGCGCCGCCCAAAAAGCGCCGCCCGGAGTAAACCGTCATGGCCGTTGCTGTTGCCTCCAAATCGCTCTATCTCAACTGCGCCATCAAGTTTGGCTTCTGGTCGGGAGATACCGCCCCGACGCAGTTTTATGACCCGGTGAACTGGACCAAGCTGGAACTCCAGAGCCAAGTCCAGGAATCCGACGACCTGCTGTCCAACATGGAGGGTTCGGCGGGCGAACTGCTCGCCAGCGTCAACAAGACCACGGAAGCCGGCTCGTTGTCGGCGGAAGCGGATTACATGCCGCCGCAATTGTTCTCGGTGTTGCTCGGCGCTACTTTGACCGAGGTGACGCAGGCCGCCGAAACGGTCACTGATGACCCCATCACCGCCGCCGTGGGCCTGTGGGTACAGCTGGCGCACAAGTACATCGCGCCGCACGGGACCGGGACGGAGATTGTGGCCAAGACCGCCGCCGACGCCACTATTACCAGCGATCATTACACCGTAGACACGGTGAACGGGCTGTTCAAGGCGCTGGATTCGACCGGCGCGACCGTGACCAAGGTCAGTTACAAAACCACCACGCGCAGTATTGAAAACTACGCCGCCGGTAAGGCCGTCAGCAACTACGTGATGTTGATCGGGAGCGCGACCGAGAAGGTGAGCGGCAAGCGCGGACGGATCGTAGTTTACAAGGTCAACCTGGCCGGCTCGGCGGCGTTCGATCCGGTGACCGGCACCTATATCAAGGGCCAGTTCAGCGGCAAGATGCTCACCCCGGCGCTCGGTATCAGCCCAGCGCCCACCTCGCCCTGGGTGTTCCAGCTCTCCGACCTCGCGGCGTAACCCATGGCCCTCACGCTCGGCGCGCTCACGCTGCCGCAGGGGCTGCGCTGGGCGGATGAGTTTGACTGGTCGCCGCTCACTCAGGCGACCGAGTACAGCCTGACCGGCGCGCTGATCATCGAGCAGGCCGAAAAGCAAGCCGGTCGCCCCATCACCCTGGAGGGCGGCAAAGACTTCGCCTGGCTCACCCGGACCGAAGTCGCCGCCCTCAAGGCGCTGCTCGATGCCGGGGAAGAAATGACCCTGACCCTGCACGACGCCCGCACCTTTACCGTCCTGCCGGCGGGTGACGAACCGCTCACCGTCCGCGCCCTCCCCGTCGTGAAAGACTCTGGCCCCGCCAATCCCTCCAGCGGCGCGCGCTACATCCTGGAAACCCTCAAGCTGATCGAGGTCTAGCCGCATGGCCGATCGTAATCTGGAGCTAGCCCTTCGCATCAAGGCGATGGTGGAGGGCGCAAAAACAGTTGATGATCTAAGCGATCAACTGGCCGCCCTGGGCCAGGAAGCCAAGCAAACGGAAGCGCCGCTGATCGAAGCCGGCGATGGCATCAATCGTGTTGGCCAATCGGCGCAAGCGGCTGAGGGCGCTATTGGCAAGCTGGGCGGCGCGTTTCAGGCACTAGCCGGCGCCGTAGTCGTTCAGCAGTTTGTCGAAGCGAACAAAAACGCCGAGGCGCTGCGCAATACCCTGACCGCGCTGACCGGCTCCAGCCAGAAAAGCGCCGAAGAAGTCCAGTGGCTCACCGAAACCGCGAACCGGCTCGGTATAGAGTTGGGCGCGGCGGCCAAGGCGTATATCGGTTTAGCCGCCGCCTCCAAGGGGACGCAACTGGAGGGGCAGGCGACCCGCGAGATTTTTGAAGCCGTCGTTGGCGCTATGGCGACCATGGGCAAGAGCGGGGACGAGGCGCAAAACGCCCTGACGGCCATTGCTCAAATGATGGGCAAGGGCGTCGTGCAGGCCCAAGAACTGCGCGAGCAGTTGGAAGAAGCCTTGCCGGGCGCCACCCAAGCCCTGGCCCGCGCCCTGAATATGACTGTCGCCGACCTGGACAAGCTCGCCACCACTGGGGGGATTGTATCCAGCGACGTGTTGCCCGCGTTGGCCGCCGAACTGAAAAAAACCTACAACGTGGGCGAGGACGGCGCTACCACGCTGACGGCCTCCCTGGCGCGGGTGCAAAATGCCCTCACCGCCGTGTTCACCCAGATCGGCGAAAGCGGCGGGCTGACGGCCTTCAAAGAACTGGCGATTGGCGCGGCGGTAGGAGTAACTACCCTGCACGGCGCGCTGCAAATGACCGGAACGGCGCTGGGCGCGTTGGCGGGCGCGCTGGTCAGTCTGGATTTCAGCCAGTTCAACGACACCATGGAGCAGGCCAATCAAAAAGTCCGCGCCCAAGTGGCGGCGGTCGCTCAGTATTCCGACATCATCGGCCCCGCCTTCAAGCAAGCCGACGCCGCCGCGACGGGGCACGCCCAGGCGCTCGAGGGCGTCACCACGGCCGGGCAAAAGGCCGCCGACCAAAGCACCGCCACTGCCGGCACGCTGACCAAGCTGCAATTCGCCCACCAGAAGGCCAGCGAAGCCGCTGAACTCCAAAAGACCCGACTCGACAATCTGGCCAGCGCGACTACGGCCTTCGGCCAGATCAGCCAGACCGCCGCTGAGCAAACCGGTGATTACGTCCGGCAACTGCAACTGGCCGTAACCGTCGCCGCCCAAGATGAAAAACTGAAGTGGCAACAAGCCGCCGCCGCGTCCCGGTTGGCGGCGGATGCGCAAAGCTACTATGAGGCCTTGAAGCAGCAAGCCGGGGTCATGCCGAACGTGATCGAGGCCGCGCAAAAAGACGCCATCGCCAAGCAGGCCGAAGCGGACGCGGCGCTGGCCGCCGCCACCGCTGCGGGCCAACAGGCCGCCGCCGTCAAGGCCGCCAGTGAGGTGATCCTGGCGCAAATCGAACAACAAGGACTGAGCGCCGAGGAAGCCAGATCCAAGGCGGCGGGACTCCGCGCCGAGTACGAAGCCATGCGAGCCAGCGGCGCCCCGTTGTCCGAATTGGCCGCCAAGATGAACGAGGTGGTTCTGGCGGAAGACGCCGCCCGCAACGCCGCCAAGGGCTACCGCGAAGAGCGGGCCATGACCGCCGCTACGGTGGCGCAGTACAAGCAAAAACTGGATGAAGCCAAGGCCAGCGGCGAAGGCGTGACCGACGCCCAACTGAAGTACAACGCCGCGCTGAAGCTGTACGAAACCCAACTGGGCACGGTCCTCACGCAACTCGAACGCAAAAACCAGATTCAGGATCAGGGCCGGTCTGCCGACATCGCCGCCGTGAAAGCGGCATCGGACTTGGCGCGGGCGCGGGGCGACGAAGCGGAAGCGACGCGGCTGCAAGTCCAGGCGGCGGAGATGGCGGTCCGTCAGGCGCAAGCCAACGTGGAGGCCCGTCGCGCTGAATTGGTCGCCATGAAGGAGCTGCGAGACGCGGCGGAGCAAAAGGCGCTCAGCGATAAGGTGTTGACTCAGGAAGAGCAGGCCTACATCGCTACCCTGGACGCCGGGATCGCCTCCAAGAAGGTCGACATCAAAGCTACGGAAGCCAGTGTCGAGGCCGCCCGTGCCCAAGTCGCTGCAATCCGACAATCCGCCGCCGAGCAGGAGGCCGCCGCCGAAGCGGCCCGCGAAAAAGCCGAAGCGGATCGAGAAGCCGCCGAAGCCGCCGAGGCCGCCGCCGAGGCCACCGCCCAGCGCAAAGCGGCGGGTGAAGCAGTAACCGATGTCATGAACAAAGAGAGCGCCGCCATCCGCGCCCTGGGCGGCGATACCGAGGCGCTCACCGAACGCTTCAACCAGTTGCAACGCCAGTTCTCGAATGACGCCATTCTCGACATGGCCGACTGGATGGGGCGGTTGGCGCTGGCGACCCGTCAAGTCAAACAGGAATTCGAGGCCCAGAAGGGCGCGGCGGAAAACCTGATCGCGCGGTACGAAGGCATCGCGGACGGCACTGAGGCCGCGACCTACGCCCAGATTCAACTGGGAAAAGTAGCGGACAGTACCAATGTCGGCTTTGGCCTGCTCAACGAGCAAGACTTGTCCCGGCTGCGCGCGGCGATTGATTCCGCCAACGCCAAGCTGCGCCAGATGAAGGAAGAAACGCAGGACGCACGGATGGAACTGCAAGCCCTGAATGCCGAGTTGCTCGAAGAGAAAGGCATGGACGACCAGGCTGAACGGCTGCGCGCCGAGATTGATTACCAGGAACGATTGGCCGACATCGAGAAGCGCCGCCGTGAAGCGGAACTGATGGGCAACAAGGAGTTGGCGGGCATTCTGAGTGAACAGGCCGCGACCTTACGACAAATCTACAGCGCCAAGCTCGCCAACATCGAAGCGGACAAAGAGGCCGAAACCGCCGGCGATAAGACCGCTGCCGGCTGGGAGCGCGCCGAAAAGGCCATTCGTGGCGCCGGCGCGGCGCTGAAGGAAGCACGGGGCGCGGCGGTCGGCGTCGCAGAAACCGACCTTTCGGGGCTGAACACTCAAATGAACAATCTGGCGGCCGGCGCGGAACGGCTACGGAGTGTCCTGTAATGGCCGCGACCATCACGGAAGGACTCAACGGCATCGCGCGGTCTGATCTGTCNNCGGATCGAGGCGCTGCGCGCCGAGGCTGAGAAGCAACTGAAACTGCGGGCCGAAGCCCTGGCCCGGATGTCGGCGGAAGACGTGCTCGCCGCCCTGGAAACCGCCCAACGGAGCGCCGCGTAATGGCCCTGAACAGCAGTCACATCCAATTCCTCAAATCCGCTCGACTCACCGATCAGGTGGACGGTGGCGGCCAGATCACCGCGACGCCGTTGCCGGATAACGTCAGCAACAACCTGTTTCCGGGCGTCTCCAACCTGGATGCCGTCAACGGTCGGGTCAGCGCCCGGCTGCTCTATCTGGCCATCGTCTCCCCGGACACCCTGTGGTATTACGGCGCCGGCGTCTACCTGAGCGCCCCCCCGGGGAACAGTGCCATTTCCGCGCTGCTGGCCCGCGCCTCGGCGTTCGGCGAAGAGCGCGCCGATTTGATCACCCGGGTCGAGTCCTACCTGACCCAGGGACCCATCACCCTAATGACGTTCTTCGGCAACGCGGTCATCGGCCAACGCGCGGTGCGCGCGTATCAGACGGTAAGCACGCCGCTGCCGGAAACCGGCGAAACCTATCTGATCAGTCAGGAAAAATCTGGCTATCCCGCCGTCGCGCAATACGTGCGGCTGACGGACGTGGAGTTTGTCGATCTGGAGTTCGAGGATGACCAGGGCGTGTTTACCCGGCGCGTACTGACCCTCTATCTGGCGGAACCGTTACGCTACAAATTTGCCGGGCTGGAATTCCCCGTCCGCCTGACTTCCACGGTGGCCCCGACGCGGATTCGCTACACCACGGTGGCCGACGCCGCCCGCTATTACGGGCTGTTACCGCTGGCCGCCGAAGCCGCCTCCGGGCAGGCGCAGGTCTCCCTGACGCGCCTCCTGGAATCGCTGGTGCCCTCGACCCAGACCGAAACCGCCCAGGCCGATCTGCCTGCCCAGGCGTTGCCGCAACAGCTTTTTCCCTGCGGCGAGGTCCTGACGCTGGTGAGCGCCGTCACCGCTACCACGCTGTATCTGGGAATGGCCGTCACGCCGGGCACGGTCAGCGTCACCGGCACGCAGACCTACACCGATACCGGCACGGGAACGCTGGTGTGCGCCGACGAGGTCACGGCCGAGATTGATTACACGGAAGGGCTGATCGTCTTTCCGTCGAGCGGAACCTGGACCGTCACGGCGCAACCGGCCGCGCCGCTCATCGGCCCGGCCTATACCGTCGCCTTGCCGATCACGACCCAGACCCGCGCCCTGGTCTATGTGACGACGCTCACGCCCATTCCGGCGCCGGGCACGCTGGTGGTGGATTATCTGGCCCTGGGCAAATGGTATCGGCTCACCGACCGCGGCGATGGCGTCCTCGCCGGCGCGAGTTCCGCCCACGGTTCGGGCACCCTGGATTTCGGCACCGGCACCGCGCAACTGTCGTTGCAGACCCTGCCAGACACCAACACCGCGCTCCTGTTCGCCTATGCCCTGCCTCTGGCGGCGGAGCGCCGCGACGGCGAGGTAAGTATCCCCGCGCCCAGCCTGACCGTCTCCCTGGAACACGCCGTCGAACCGGCCACCCTGACCGTCTCCTGGCCGTCCGGGGGCCTGACGAAGACCGCGACGGCGAGCGCCCAGGGGGTGCTCAGCGGCGACGCCACCGGCATGATTGGCCATGAAACCAAAACCCTGGTGGTGACGCCGGCAACGGCCGCCTTCCCGGACGCCGGCAGCGTCTTCACCGTCGATTACGACCGGCGCGTCACCTACTCCGGCACGCTCGCCGCCATCGCCCCCACCGGCCGCAGCTATACCCTGCAACTGCCGGAGGGAACCTATCCCCTGACGCCGGGCAGTGTGCGGCTCACCGTGACCCTAACCCGCTATGTGGGCACCTTCGCCAGTCTGGGCACGGCGAGCGAACCCTTTACCCTGGTGGACGATCTTTCTACTCCCTATGGGAAA